TTGTAGAGCATGGATGCAAACTGCTCACAGAACACGCCCCTGTCGGCAAGAGTTGTCTTATCGTTGTTGATGATGAGACCTAGCTTCTCTAGTGCAATCTTGAACTTTGCAAACTCTTCTTCTGTTGCCAGGGCTAGGAAATCGTCCCCACAGATAGTGGACGCTGACATCGGAATTCCCGCTTCTGCAGCTGCGAATGCATTGGCCATGCAAAGGATCGGCCATCCTAGACCTAGTCCCATGTGGACTCCCTGTCTAGTTTGGCTTCCCCTGACGATTTGCGGGCCCAGAATGATTTTAGCTGCGTATTTCTCATCTTCCGCCCATTCGAGGTATTCCCCAATCGCGTCGATTGCTTGTTGAGCGACTTCATGAGGCATATGATCTGTTGCCTTGCTCAAGTCAAGCGAAAGAAGCTTAAAGGTTTCTCCTGGAATGGCGGTCCGCGTGAGTTTTGATGTCTTACCGCGTAGTTGTGGCTTTGTGGCGCCAAAGTGTTTGAGTAGTCTGATAGTGCGGTGTGTTAGGTTTCTTGCCACTGTGACGCAAGGAGCTGGGTGAACTGTTACTACCCTGATCTTTCCTCCCTCAGATGTTAGTGCCATGGGTTGCAGGTACGGCCTGAATGGTACGTTGATGTCAACTGTCTGCTGATTCATGAAGCAGAAGTCGTCAGACACGTGCAAATACCTGTCAACCCTCACACTATGGGGTGCTAAAGTGTACACCATTAACCTGTACATCTCATCTGGAGGAGGAAGAACAGTCCATGGTTTATCTGGATTCCCAGGCCCAAGTGGTCCTTCATCTTCAAACTTCACTATTGTAGGAAGTGATATGCCTTGTGATACCTTCTCGGCTATCCAGTTGTCTAAATCCTTGCAGTTTTCAGCAATGAATTCCCTACCTATCTGTAAGAGAATACTATAGACTTCTGTGTTCAGGCTTTGGAGGCATTCTCTTGCCATCCCTCCTTCCTTCGTAGTGAAGTGCACACTAGCTTTCAGACTGGTTGCCCTTGCTGCAGTATTGTTGCAATGCAGGAAGTATCCGCTTTCATTCCACGGATAGTGTCGTGGTGCATCATCGGTCATCTTCTTGTAACGCCTCTTGTCTGGTTTACCCTCTTTGCAGGTTAGAGTTGTGGTGATAAACTCTGCAAACCTGTTGATATATTCGTCATCAATAGGTGGGTGCTGTCGCCAGATATGGAGCTGCTGCTTCATTGCTGCCTCTTGTTGCTGTTCGGGAACGCTGAACATGAATGCAC